TCTAAACAATTAGATTGAATCAAAAGAGGTTACTATGGCTTTTCCAGCCGCATCGGGATGGAATAACTTAAATAGTGCAAACGGTAATTTTTCTCCGGTCATTTACAGCCAGAAAGTCCAAAAGGCTTTCCGCAAGTCTTCTGTAGTAGAAGATGTGACCAACACCGATTATATGGGCGAAATCGCTAACTATGGCGACAGTGTCCGTATTATCAAGGAACCAGAAATTACAGTAAGTACCTACCAAAGAGGTACTGTACTAGCCAAAACAGACTTGGCAGACGCTGATTTTACAATGGTCATCGACCAAGCGAACTATTACATGTTCAAGATTGATGACATTGAAGCTGCGCACAGCCATGTAAACTTCATGGACTTGGCTACAGATCGTGCCGCATACCGATTGCGCGACACCTTTGACTCCGAAGTCCTAGGGTATTTGGCTGGTTATGTGTATGACGCAGCCAACAGCCGCTGGATTGTACGCACTGCTACCAATGGTACTAAAGCAGACACTGCGGCAGGCGTAGACGAATTGTTGGCCGCCAACAAGCTGTCTATTACTAACTTTGGTGGGACAGCAGTCGCTGGTACTACTGGAACTTTTGTACCTGCCGTCACAGGTGCGCAGACCAGTGCGCTAACTTCTATTCCAGTAGCTGCAGGCGGTGGAAATAGTGGTGTTACTTCGCCGCTAGAAATCCTAAACCGTATGGGACGCTTGATGGACACAGCTAACGTAGATTCTGCAGATCGTTGGTTTGTGGCTGACCCAGTGTTCTACGAAGTCTTGATGGACGAAAATTCTAAGTTCGTTGATCGTGACTTTGGTGGCGGTTCAGAAATCCGCAATGGGCGCGTAGGCGAAGGTTTGATTAGAGGATTTAGAGTATACAAATCCAACAATCTAGCTTTTGTAGGTACTGGCCCCGGAACAACTGCCAGCACAGGTTCCAGATTGAACTTTGGCGTGCTAGTAGCTGGCCATCAGTCTGCTGTATCAACTGCCCAGCAGTTGTCCAAGACTGAGTCCTACCGTGACCCAGACAGCTTCGCTGACATTGTACGCGGTATGCAATTGTATGGGCGCAAGATCCTGCGACCAGAAGCAATTGTAACTGCCAACTACAACTTGGCGTAAGTTTCCTTTCTTCTTTCTTGGTCAGGCTACTTTTTTCTGGTAGAAGTAGCTTGGCTAGCCCCCTGTCTTTACGCCCCTCTAAAGATGGGGGGGTCACTTCACTCCAAGGCTTTGTATGGCTGGGTCTACGTACTTAAATCTTACAAATCAATTGCTGCGGCGCTTAAACGAAGTAGAAGTTGTAGATGTAGATTTTGCGGACGTACAAGGCGTACAAGCATTGGCCAAAGATGCTATCTTGGCGGCCCTCCGCTACATCAATCAAAACGAATACGAATGGCCCTTTAATGCCGCAAACACCAATCAAGTATTGAGTGTTGCCGTAAAGGAATATAGTTGGATTGCCAACTTTAAAGTAGTCGATTGGAATTCATTTCAGCTACAAAAAGATGACGCCCTAGGCATAGGGTATAGTACCTTGCGCTACATTGAACGCGATGAATACTACGCGCGGTACAGGGATGTAGATTTTGAGTCAGGCGCCACAGGCGGCGGCGTACCACTGTTTGTATTTCCGGCACACGGTTCAGGATTTGGCGTGTCGCCTTCGCCAGACAAAGCGTACACTGTAAATTATAGATTTTATTTAAGTTCGGACTTCCTAGTAAATCATTACGATACTACGCGCATTCCTACGCAATACGACTCAGTTATTATAGATGGCGCCTTGTACCATATGTATATGTTTAGGGATAACAATGAGGCGGCCAGTATTACTTTGAATGTGTTTCAGCAAGGCATAAAGAATATGCAAGGCTTGCTTATCAATCAGTACGACCATATTACGGACACTAGGGTATTAGCGCCCAAGCGCACTAGTTCCGTAGCGTTTTTTTAGTAGGGTAGTATAGCGCGTTATGCCTGACAGAATTCAATCCTACAAAGTAGTTTGTGCTGGCGGCTTAAACTCAAATGAAAACCATTTGGAGTTGTCAGACAATCAGCCGGGCGCAGCTACGCGCCTTGTCAATTATGAGGTTAGTCTGTATGGCGGATACCGCCGCATTGAAGGTTTTACAGAATACAATAGTAGTTATCCAGAAGTAGGCGCAGGTTTAGCAGAAGGGCCAGTACTATGTACGGCCATCTTTAAAAGTGATACGCAAGGCACCATAGTCATTGCGGCCCGAAAAGACATTGGCGCAGCCACATACAGCTTTTATAGGCATGTACCTAATGCCGCATGGGTAAAATATGATTTGACTGCTGCCGCATTAGGTCATGCTTCCGATATTGTGCGTGCCACTACAGACGGTGTAGGTACGGTCAACAAGATCCGATTTACTAAATTTAACTTTGGGTCTTCTTTAACTGGAGTGGCAGGCGCATCTACAAACCTAATTGTTTTTGTAGATGGCGTTAATCATGCGATTATTACGGATGGTGTCCACTGGGACTTACTCAAGTCCACAGGGAATGGCACGCCGCATACGCCCGGTGGTGCTGCGGTACTAAACAAACCATCCTTGGTAGATAATTTTGAAAACCATTTGTTTTTGGGCGGCGACAGAACCGCCGAATCAGTGGTGGCCCATTCTGCGCCAAACAATGCCATAAACTTTAACGTAAATGATGGCGCAGGGCAGTTATCGGCAGGATTTGACGTTGTCCAATTTAAGCCTTTCCGCGACAACCTTTTTGTCTTTGGCGAAAACGCCATCAAGAAAGCATCGCCAGATACTACGTCAGGCTTTGTACTGGATAACGTAACGGCCAACGTAGGCTGTATTGCTAGGGATAGTGTAGTAGAAATTGGGGGCGACCTAGTCTTTTTGTCGCCGGATGGATTCCGCCCTGTGGCTGGTACAAGCCGCATTGGTGACGTAGAAATAGAATCCATTTCCAAAAATATTCAGCAGTTGCTGACGGATTTACCTATTACGTATGACCTAGACAATTTAAATGCCGTAGTGCTGCGATCCAAGTCCCAAGTACGATATTTTATTGGCGATGATTCGCGCACAGTAGACGCCAGTGTAGGCATTATAGGTGGGTTGCGTTCCGCAGATCAGCGGCTAGGCTGGGAATTTGGCGAACTACTTGGTATACGCGCATCTTGCTGCGATTCGGCGTATGTCAGCGGGGTAGAACTTGTACTGCACGGTGACTATGACGGCAAGGTGTACAAGCAGGAATCCGGCAAAAGTTTTAATGGCGCCGATATAGTTGCAATTTACACTACGCCGTACTTTGACTTTGGCGACACAGAAACGCGCAAGGTTTTTAGAAAAGTAAACACGTTTGTGCGGGCCGAAGGGCCAATAACCATGAATATGTCCCTTACATACGATTGGGACGATCCTAGAGTCACTAGACCATCTACCTATACCCAAGATTCAGCAGGCGCCCCAGTAAAGTACAACACGCTAGGGATTATTTACGCAGGCACCAACGTAAACTATGGCGGCACAGACAAACCGATTATTATTACGCCCATTCAAGGTAGTGGATACGCTGTCCAGCTTACGTACGTGACGCTTGGTGTGTTTGATCCGTATTCTATTCAAGGAATGGTTTTTGAGTTTTCTGTGGCAGGACGTAGATAAGGACTAAGGCAAACAATGGCAGGATACACTAGACAATCTGTAGCAGATATCATTAACGGCGCAAATATTACTGCGCCGCCACTTAATTCTGAATTTAACCAGTTACAGGCCGCTTTTGCTGCCAGCACTGGGCATTCGCATGATGGCACTACGGGCAATGCGCCCCTAATCAATCTGGCTACTTCTGTCAGTGGGTACTTGCCTGCGGCCAATGGTGGGTCAGGCGGCCTAAATAATCTTACAGCAACTGCCAATCCTACTATTACAAATGATACTGATTCGGGCTATGCAGTAGGATCTGTATGGATCAATATCAGCACAGATGAATGCTTTGTCTGTACGGATGCTACAGCAGGGGCGGCCATCTGGCAAAAAACTGTATTTGAATACTCCAACTCCATTAAGCCTTTAGCCACTAATACAGTTGATCTTGGTACATCCAGCCTTAAATACAAAGACCTTTATATTGATGGTACAGGCTATCTTGACGCCTTGAGCGTGTCTGGTGCATCTACATTTACTGGGACAGTGACTACTGGCAATATTAGCCAGACTTCTGGTACGGCTACATTTGCGACAGTAGATGTAAATGGTGGCGCAATTGATGGTACAACCATTGGCGCAACAACGCCTAGTACTATTGTAGGTACGACCATTACAGCCAATACTGGGTTTACCGGAAATCTTACCGGAAATGTCACATACACTTCTGGTACGCCAACTTCCACATTCTACAACGTAACCGTCAATGGCACGCTGAATGCGCCCAACAGTAATATTACTGGGAACATTACCGCTACCACAGGTACGTCCACATTCAATAATCTGACGATTACTGGCACGTTGGACATGGATGCCAATACGGCGTCCACCATTACTGGACTAAGTGCGCCAACCAGCAGTACAGATGCGGCCACAAAAGCCTATGTAGATACTAGCATTTCAAATCTTATAGATTCGGCGCCGGGCGCACTAGATACGCTTAACGAATTGGCGGCAGCCTTAAATGACGATGCTACTTTTTACGATAAAGTAGTATTGAAAACTGGCAGCACCATGACCGGAACCTTGGACATGGGCGCCCAAAAGATTACTACTACGTACACGCCAGTTAATGGAGTAGACCTAACTACCAAAACCTATACAGACACTACGTTCTTAAAGTTGGCTGGCGGCACAATGACGGGCGGCATTACGATGGGGTCCAATGTAATTACGGCCACATATACGCCGACTAACACGGGCGACCTGACTACAAAGACGTATGTCGATGGTATTCTAGGTTCCGCTACGGCTGCGGCTGCATCTGCGGCGGCAGCGGCTATTTCAGAATCTAATGCGGCTGCGTCTGAATTAGCTGCGGCTACTTCAGAGTCTAACGCTGCCACATCCGAACTAAACGCTTCTGGTTCGGCGTCTAATGCGTCTATATCGGCCACCAACGCCGCTTCTTCAGAAAGTAATGCCCTAACCTACAAGAACGCCACAGAAGCCGCCTACGACAGTTTTGACGATAGATACTTGGGCGCCAAGGCGTCAGCGCCATCCGTAGACAATGATGGCAACGCGCTAATAGATGGCGCCTTGTATTGGGACACAACGTTAAATGCAATGCGTGTGTACGACTTGGGCGGCACGGCATGGGTTACAATTGCGGATGCAGATGATGTCGCTATTGTGGCGACCAACATTACGGACGTAAATAATTTTGCGGCGCGTTATCGGATTGGTTCGGCTGACCCAACTACATCATTGGATGCTGGCGATTTGTTCTACAATACGACTAGTACGCAGTTAAAGGTTTATAATGGGGCGGCATGGGAAGTAGGAGTATCGGCAGGATCTGGTACACTGCAAGCCGCAAACAATTTAAGTGATGTGGCCAATGTGGCTACGGCGCGCACAAATTTAGATGTAGATCAAGCTGGGACGGCCCTAGCCCTTTCTATAGCATTAGGATAAATACGGTAAACTATGGCAAATACATTCAAGAATTCGGTCACTGCGTCTGTAGGTACATCAGCGACTGATGTATATACTGCGCCTGCCTTAACCACAACTACTGTGATTGGCGCAGCCGTATCCAATCGGACAGCATCGGCTATTAGTGTTGATGCGACTGTGACGGACACAAGCGGCAGTGTTACGGCGTACTTGGTAAAGGCGGCACCTGTGACTGCAGGAGGTGCGCTTGTACTGATTGGCGGCGACCAAAAAGTAGTTTTGGAAACAGGCGATAAGATTACGGTGACTAGCGATACGGCGTCATCGGCGGATGTAGTAATTTCAGTACTGGAGCAAACCTAATGGCTTATATAGGAAGACAACCTGCGGCTGCGCCACTTACGTCCGCAGACATTACAAATGGCATTATTGTAAATGATGATATTGCTGCTGGGGCTGCCATAGAACAAACTAAGCTAGCCACCTTATCTATTACAGATAGCAATATTGCTGACGGTGCTTTGGCGCAAGCAAAGATCAGTGGATTGAGTACAGCATTGAGTGGTAAACAGCCGTTGGACGCTGGGCTAACTTCGATCAGTGGCCTAACCACAGACACTGACAAAATGATCTACACCACTGCGTCCGATACTTATGCCGTGGCGGATCTGACAACTGCAGGACGGGCGCTATTGGATGATGCGGATGCAGCGGCCCAACGAACAACATTGGGTGTATCCAACTTTGCGGATCTGACGGCAGACCAGACATTTACAGCAGCAAATCGTGGGACTATTACGGCAGTAACGCCAGCCGCATCGGTAACATTCGATCTGACCACAACAAATAATTTTTCATTGACCCTAGTTAGTGGAAGTGCCGACCCAACGCTTAACTTTTCAACGCTAACATCTGCGATGGTAGGGCAGTCTGGGAATATTTATCTGGATAACGTTTCTGGTGGAACACAAAAAACAATTAGCAAAGCATCGAACATTCTGATGACTTCTGCAGAATTTAATGCACTCAGTCAAACGGCAGGTAAGTATTGGCTAAGTTATTTTGTAGTAAACACTACCAATGTGGTTGTAACAGCATCAGCCGCTCTTAGCTAACAAGGTCAGGTAAAAGACGATGAGTATTATACAAGGCACAGCAAAAAGTGGCGGAACAGTAGCGGCTAGCTTCTACGACTACCCGATAGGGGATAGCTTACGGTTTGATGGGTCTAGTTATTTGAGTAAAAGCTACACTACTAGTGCTACTGATGGAAAAAAAGGTACTTGGTCGCTTTTTGCAAAAATTACAGATTTTTCCGATACACGAAGGTGTTTATTAGGATCATATGCAAGTCCGGGGTATGACTCTTCAATTGAATTAGGAGCAACTGCATCAGTAGGTGCTGGTTATATAAATTCAATATACTATTCTTTTGGCAGAACAAATCCTGCTACATTTCAGACTAATGAAAAATTAAGGGATGCTAGTGCTTGGTATCATTTAGTATTTGTTTGGGACACAACTATACCGGATACTTATTGCTATATTAACGGCAATATCGCATCAAAAGTTAATACAACTCAGCCTGTTCAAGATGAATTAAGTAGGTTTTTTGGGAATGGATTTACAACTTATATTGGTTCCAATTCATCTGGAAATAGTCAATTCTTCAAAGGCTATCTAGCGAACATCCAATTCATAGACGGGCAAGCACTAGATCCGTACTTTTTTGGCGAATTTAAAGACAATATTTGGGTTCCTTATAACGCATTTTCAACTGCTGGTTCTGGTACAGCAACAGCATCTGATGGGGATACAGCAACAGACAGTTACGGCACAAACGGATTTCATTTAGACTTTGCGGATTCATCTAACATTGGTAATGACGTATCCGGTAATAATAACGATTGGACAGTAAACTAATATGGCATTTTCTACACACGATATTGTACCAGACAGTCCAACAAATAATTTTGCTACGATGAATCCCTTAGTTGATAAAATAATTGGAAACCCAAAGGTGGACACGATTTCTGAGGGAAATTTAATTGTAAGACAAGCAGCTTCTTTTTACGCTGCAATTGGGTCAACAATATCAATACCAAAATCTGGAAAATGGTATGCTGAATGTAATTTTAAAAGTGTTGCTGGAACACTGTTAAATAGTGCCTTTGGGATAGGTTGTGAAGTAGGTTCATATAATCATTATATATATGACACTCCTTACGCAGGGACAGGAATTATAATTAAATGGAATGATGGCACAGAAACTTCAACTGAAAATGTTGGGATTGCTACAGCAGGTGATATTCTAAGTATTTATATTGATGCAGATTCTGGAATTGCTCAGATTAAAAAGAATAATATAGATGTTTCTACTCCATACACAATGAGCAGTGCAGATATAAATTATTATATCATATATGTGGGGTGGGGGCATTCTGGTGATGGTTGTATTTACAACTTCGGTCAAGACCCCTCCTTTGGTGGAAGCAAATCCCCAACCACCACTTATACTGACGCTAACGGCATTGGCGCATTCTATTACCAACCACCAACTGGTGCACTAGCACTCTGCACAGCAAACCTGCCTGACTTTACCCTAGATGTTACTGGTGATACTCCGCAGCATTACTTCAAAGCGGTGTTGTATACGGGTAATGGTTCTACGCAGAGCATTACTGGTGTTGGATTTCAACCAGATTTTGTGTGGTCTAAACCCAGAAGCGCAGGATTTAATATTGTTAGAGATTCTGTTAGAGGATCAACCTACAGACTAATTACAGATGGTACTTATGCAGAATTGTCTGACTCTAATTATGGGACATTTTCTTCAGATGGATTTAATCTTGGCGCTGAAAACAATATTAACGCGAATACTGTTAACTACATCGCTTGGTGCTTTCGTGCCGGAGGTGCGCCTAGTGGATCAACATCAACAACTGGATCTGCTAAACGAATAAATACAAGCGGCACACAAGACGATACCAGTTGTAGTGCATTAGCCACTGCAGCAACAAATGCTGGTGCTAGTAATGTAATCACACCTACTTTAATGAGCATCAATCAAGCTGCAGGGTTTAGTATTATCAAATACAACACAGGTCAAACTGGACACTTGACGGGGGGGCCATACAGCATTCCGCATGGACTTGGCGCAGAACCAAAATTTATCATCATCAAAAGTATAAGTAATGCGTACGACTGGTTGGCTTATCATAGATCAGTAGGAAATGTTAACTATACTCAATTAAATGCCAGTAATGTTTTCGCTTTATCAGATTCCAACACATACTCTGGGTCAAATACTGAATATGTTGTAAATATTGGCGGAACAGTGGTTATAGCTGCTGATGGTGACTACATAATGTATAGTTGGTCACCAGTAGAAGGCTACAGTAAGTTCGGTTCCTACGTTGGCAACGGGTCAGCCGATGGGCCGTTTGTACACTGTGGATTCCGTCCTGCGTTTGTGATGGTTAAAAATACTGATACAACTAGTACAAATTGGATGATTTGGGATAATGCAAGAGATGCGCATAATGTGACTGATTCAATATTGCGTGCTAATACGTCAGATATTGAAAATGACGGTACTTGGAAAATAGATTTTCTTAGCAATGGATTTAAAATTCGTACTGTTAGTAGTGACCACGTTAACAGTACAAGCGGTGATACCTACATCTTCATGGCCTTCAGTGAACAACCTTTCAAATTTAGCAATGCACGTTAATAGAAAAATTAAGGACTAAACTATGTGGACTTATAACGGCACTACGATTCGTGTTGGACGATCTTGGACAGACTCCAATGACATTACCCATCCATCCGTATGGAATCGGTGGACACCAGAATTTAAAACGTCACTTGGAATGGTTTGGGTAGAACCTCCTGCACCACCAGATCCGTATGATGAACGGTTTTATTGGAGTGCTAATAATCCAAAATCCTTGGACGATGTAAACGTAACGGATGTAGACGGTAATCCAGTATTAGACATGGACGGTAATCAGCAGGTTCAGCAGGGACTGAAAAGCCAATGGATTAGCCGCACCAAACAGACCGCAGGAAGCCTACTTAGCGCCACCGATTGGTATGTTGTACGGAAGGCCGAAACCAGCACCGCAGTGCCGCAAGCAGTACTAGACTATAGGGCTTCTGTACGGGCCGCATCCAATTCAATTGAATCCGCCATCAATGGCTGCACAACCTTACAAGAATTCATGGCGCTATTTGTTGTGCCTACAGATGCAGAAGGCAACCCCACAGGTAAATCCGTAATTAACGGTTGGCCAAACGCCCTTTAACTAATTAACTAATTAACTAATTACGTAAAAGGAAGGCCAGCAGTGCCGGAAAACTTTGTAAGTATAATTAGCGATTTAGGCGGCACAATGGCCTCCTTGGCCTTTGCTGGGTATTTGATTGTGTACTTGCTAAAAGGCTTCGCTGAAGAGCGAAAAATCCACCTGGACAAGGACAGCCGCAATGATGATGAATTGCGCAATTTGATGCGCGAATCCAATGCGGCCCTTATTTCTACAATGCGCGAAACCAACAGTATATTGGCCGAAATGCGCATAGCTATTTCAGAACTTAAAGAGTCAATACATGGCCAAAATCGCTAAAGTCCTAGCCGCTATACTGATAGCCGCCCCTTACACATGCAGCTTTGTACCTGCAGCATATACAGCAGAAGATTCCGTACAGGCACGTGCCTCTTACTCCGCGCTATTTATCGCGCAATGGGTCTATAACTGTACTACCCAGATTGCGCCGCGCTTTGGGGCCAATGGCCTGCCGCAACAGCTAGCCCTGCAATATGCGGCGCAAGAATGTTCTTGTGTGATTGATAAGTTCATGAATGAATTTAATCAGACAGAAATTATCAATATGACTGTAGAAGACCGCAGCGCATTTGGTGATACGTTTGCGCGTCAGTGTTTAGGCGTACAAGACCAGCAATCTTAATAAATAAACTAGGTAACTAGCTATGGCCACGGAACAACAAGTACAAACTTTAGCTGATACTATGTATCGGGCGCAGACCACAGGCGTTCCTACAACAGAATACAATGCCGCCATTACGGCTGCCGGACTAAGCCCAGATGATTATTTGGGCGTCAATAATCTGTTGTCATCCTATGGGTACCAGCCGGGAACAGCAAACTTCTATGAAGGTTCAACTCTAAGTACTGCGCCTTCTGATCCGGGCTATGCGGCCCAATATGCCGCAGCCCAGAATGCTTTTGCTAGTGGTGTCTTAGACAGTACATCCGAAAACATAGCGCAATATGGCGGCCAAATAAACCCAGCCACTGGGCAGCCCTACGAATTTTATATAAATGACAATACGGCAAATCAAGCTGTTGTAGATGCTGCGGCTAGTGGCAGTGATATTCCATCTTTAGGCAGAGCCAACATAGACGTTGGTGCCAACAATACGCCTACAATAAACAGAACAGATTCGCCGACACCTACGCCGACAGGAACTACAACACCAAGACCTACTATGGCAGCACTTACAGCAGATCAGTCGGCCCAATTGGGGCAAATACCGGGCATTGGCACCAATGTAACCAGCATTATGGGCCAAACCAGCCAGATACCTGACATTGCCACAGGCGTTACAGGACTAGGTACATCAGTTGCGGGCCTAGGTACATCCCTTGGTACTTTAGGCAATAGACTAGGCGTATCGGCGCCATCCGGCGAAACAGCTACTGTACCTGCCAATCAAGACCTAGCTAGCTATCTGGCGGGCCAAATTGGCACAGGAACTACTACCACTACAGGCGCTGTAACTAGCGCCCAGACGGCCCTAGAAGAATTATTGCGCCAGCAGGCAGGCCAGACCCGTACGGATATTCTTGGGCGCTTGGGTACATTTGAGGGCGGCGACTTGGCTACGCGCTTGAATGCCGGCTTTACAGGCATTACAGGTGGCGGCACAGATACCCTAAGAAGTTTAGGGCAAGGTATAGGAACTGTAGGCCAGAATCTAACATCCGGCATTGGCACGCTTACTGGCGGCCAAGCTGACATTTCAGAAGCCCTTTTAGGGCCAACAGGCGGCGGTGGTGGCATTAGTGGCACCTTGGCGGATCTGGCGGCTTCTACAGGCGAATACCAAACAGCTTCCACACAAGCACGGCGTGACTTGCAAGAATCTGTACTGGGTGGCCAAGAGCGCATATCTGGCCAAATAGATCGCGGCGATGTAAGCAGTCAACTAGGTCAGATTGCACAAAATGTAAGTAATTTAGGCGGCGGCCCACAGCAAGACTTTGGCGCCGTGGCGCAAGCACTGGCCGCCAATGTTCCGGCCCAAACAAATGCCGAAGTAGTACAGCGGGCGCAATTCATTCAATTGATGGATAACTTGCGCGGCCTAGTAAATAATCCTCAGTCTGGCCTAGATCCTACTGTGCGAGCCACGTACGCCAGTGTAACTAATGCCTTTGGGCCAAACGGCCAGTTTATTGCGCAATCCTCCAATCCTAGCACTGGCGAAATTACGCGGCGCCAAATGACGCCTGACAAACAATTGCGCGTACAAAACTTCAATCAGATGGGGCAGTCAACTAACAACCCAATTTCCTTTGATATCAATACTTTACTATCTAGGGCTACAGGGCAGCAAGCACAGGCGCCAATGGCGCAACAGTCTGGCCTAATGGGGCCACAAGGGCCATCTATAACAATGTAATTATTTGTTTTTTTTAAAAATAAAAAAGTACTACCAATATTAATACCAATATCAATAATGACGTTAATACCAGAAAAAATATCTGATGCGGGCTTATCCATTATCAAGCGCTTTGAAGGGCTACAGCTAAAAGCGTACAAATGCCCTGCAGGCAAGTACACAATCGGCTGGGGCCACGTTGATAAAGTAAAAGCCTCATCTGTAGCCACTATCGAAGAATGCGAAGAATTCTTGCGCCAAGACTTGCAAGCCGTACATACAACAATAGATAGGTATGTTGTAGTGCCGCTGACCCAAAATCAATATGATGCGCTGGCATCCTTTGTATTTAATTTGGGCGCAGGCAACTTCCTCAAGTCTACGATGCTCAAAAAGCTCAACAGTGGCCGTTATGATGAAGTCCCAGAGCAGATCATGCGCTGGAACAAAGCCCGCGTAGCAGGCGAATTAAGGCCATTAAAGGGGCTGACACGCCGCAGGGCAGCCGAAGCGGCCCTATTTTCGATGGATGCCAAGCTGGCGGACGATGGCGGCGACACAATGGTACAGCGGCCAGAAAGCGCGGCCCCCAAGCCACTCAAGCAATCCAAGACGATGGCAGGCGTAGGGCTTGCGGGCCTAGCCACCATCGCGCAAGAGCTTGTGCCGCAATTGCAGCAAATTACAGGCAGCATTCCTCCTAATATGGTGGGCGCCCTAGAATATGTTTGTGCGGCCCTGACAGTAGCAGGAATTTGTTTGGCCGCCTATGCGCGCATACAAGACCATAATCAAGGGGTTCACTAAGGTGTTAAACCTTATAAAGTCTGCTGGCGCACTGTTAGCCACAATAGGCGCGGCCCTGTTATTCATGTTTGTACGGAAGTCTGGGCGCCAAGAAATAGAAAATGAATATCTGGCGTCCCAAGTGGAACAAGCTGCGCAGCGCGAAGAAGTAAATAAACAATTACAGGAAAAGAATGCGGAGATTGACGCTAGCGCCCCTGCTACTAAGTCTAAGCTTATTGACAAGCTGCGGCGCAAAGGACTCTAGGCAGTACCTTGAAAAGACTGTCTATAAGTGCCATGAAGAGTATCTTGTACAGTACGATGAGGCATTCAATGAGCGCTTGATTGGTGAATTAGATAATGTTTCGGATAGTTCGACTATATCTACTATAGTTACA